TGGGTCGCACCATCTGGCGCAAGATTGTGGATGTCATACCTCGACAGAGAGGATGATGCTTTGCGTTATCAGGGTCTGGCGTTTAGTTGGATAGGTTTTGACGAATTAACTCAATGGCCCACACCATTTGCATGGAACTACATGCGCTCTCGTCTACGGTCCACTGCACCCGATCTTCCAGTATACATGAGGGCTACTACTAACCCCGGAGGTAGAGGCCATCACTGGGTTAAGAAAATGTTTATTGATCCTGCTGCTCCTAACAAATCTTTTGAGGCAACAGACATTGACACAGGTGAAACTTTAAGGTATCCTGCAGGACATGAGAAAGCAGGTAAGTATTTATTCAAACGTAAGTTTATACCTGCTAGATTAAAAGACAACCCATACCTATCACAGCAAGGTGACTACGAAGCCATGCTACTGTCACTACCAGAACAACAGCGTAGACAGTTACTAGATGGGGATTGGGATATTAAAGAAGGTGCAGCCTTCACAGAATTTGATAGGAACATACATGTCGTTGAACCTTTTCGTATCCCCAGTAACTGGGTCAAGTTTAGAGCTTGCGATTATGGCTATGGGTCTTCTAGTGCCGTACTTTGGTTTGCTGTCGCACCAAGTGAACAAATAGTAATATATAGAGAATTATACGTAAGCAAAGTACTAGCCACAGATTTAGCTGACAAAGTTCTTGAACTAGAAGCAGAGGATGGAAACATAAAGTATGGAGTGCTTGATAGTTCTTTGTGGCATAAGCGTGGTGATACTGGTCCTTCGTTGGCTGAACAGATGATAATGAGAGGTTGTCGTTGGCGACCTTCAGATAGATCAAAGGGTTCACGTGTAGCAGGTAAGAACGAAGTACACAGACGTTTACAGGTAGATGAGTTTACAGAAGAACCAAGAATGATATTCTTTGAAAACTGTGTAAATACAGTGGCACAATTACCTGCAATACCTTTGGATAAAAAGAATCCAGAAGATGTAGATACACACTCAGAAGACCACTTGTATGATGCGCTAAGATACGGTATAATGTCAAGACCAAGGTTTAGTGTATTTGATTACGATCCACATGGTACACCATCAATGGGTATGAGAGTTGCAGACAATACATTTGGATATTAAATGATAATAACCTGTCCTAAATGTTCTGTTCTTTATAATACAGATAAATTTAATTGTTGTCCTCGGTGTCAAGAGCAACACGATTTTGACAATGGCCCTTGGAAAAAAACTAAAGGATAATAAATAATGGCAGAAGATAACGAAGTCTTTATTGAAGATGACGCAGTTGTTTTAGAAGACACAGATGATACGGATGTTGTGGATGCTGAAACGTCAAAGATTATTCCATTTATTATGGAGAAGTATAATCGTGCAGAAGACTATCGTAGACAAGATGAAACACGTTGGTTAAGAGCATACAGAAACTATCGTGGTATCTATGGGCCAGAGGTTCAGTTTACAGAGGCTGAAAAGTCTCGTGTCTTTATTAAGGTAACTAAAACAAAAACACTTGCGGCCTATGGGCAGATTGCAGATGTACTATTTGCAAAGAATGCATTTCCAATTAGTATTGATCCTACACAATTACCAGAGGGTATTGTAGAAGATGTATCATTTGATCCTGCACTACCTGATCCACTACGTGAAGAACAAGAATCAAATACAGTATCTCCATATGGATTTAATGGTGATGGTAAAGAGTTTCCTGCAGGGGCTACATCAAAAACATTACAAGAGTTACTTAATCCAGAGCTAGATAAAAAACTAGAATCAATTAAAGGTGTTAAAGAAGGTGCAGGTACAACACCTACATCTGTAACATTTAGCCCTGCAATGATTGCAGCTAAGAAAATGCAGAAGAAAATATATGACCAGTTAGATGAGTCATCTGCTTCTAAGCATTTACGTAACACAGCATTTGAAATGTCACTTTTCGGTACTGGTGTAATGAAAGGTCCATTCGCTGTAGACAAAGAGTATGCAAGTTGGGATGATGAAACAGGTGAGTATTCACCTACCTTTAAAACAGTGCCACAAGTATCACATGTATCTGTATGGAACTTCTATCCTGATCCAGATGCAAACAATATGGATGAAGCACAGTTTGTGATTGAACGACACAAGATGTCACGTTCACAAATGCGTGGATTAAAGAAACGTCCATACTTTCGTGCTCAAGTTATTGATGAAGCAATATCACTAGGCGAGAACTACGACAAAGAATACTGGGAAGATGACTTATCTGATTATGCACCAGAGCATGGTGTAGAACGATTTGAGGTTCTTGAGTATTGGGGTATGGTAGATGTAGACATGCTTATAGAGCAAGGCGTAGACATACCAGATGAATTGAAAGATGTAGATGAGCTACAAGCAAACGTATGGATTTGTAACGGTAAACTAATTCGTATGGTAATGAACCCATTCAAACCTGCTAAGATACCCTACATGGCTTCTCCATATGAACTAAACCCATACTCTTTCTTTGGTATTGGTATTGCTGAAAACATGGATGATACCCAAACATTAATGAATGGCTTTATGAGAATGGCTGTTGACAATGCTGTATTATCTGGTAATCTTTTAATTGAGGTAGATGAAACTAACTTAGTTCCGGGTCAAGACTTATCAGTATACCCCGGTAAAGTATTCAGAAGACAGGGTGGTGCTCCGGGGCAAGCTATCTTTGGAACAAAGTTTCCAAATGTTGCAGGAGAAAACTTACAGCTATTTGATAAGGCACGAGTGCTTGCAGATGAGTCTACAGGTTTCCCATCCTTTGCACATGGACAGACAGGTGTACAGGGCATAGGACGTACTGCTAGTGGTATCAGTATGCTTATGGGTGCAGCAAGCCAAAACATTAAGAATGTTATTAAGAATGTAGATGACTATTTACTACGCCCACTAGGTGAGGGCATGTTTCGTTTTAATATGCAGTTTGATTTTGACCCTGAGATAAAGGGTGACTTAGAAATCAAGGCACGTGGAACTGAATCACTAATGGCTAACGAAGTACGTAGCCAAAGACTTATGCAGTTCATGCAAGTTGCGTCCAACCCAACGCTTGCACCATTTGCTAAGTTTCAATACATTATTCGTGAGATTGCAAAGTCTCTTGACCTTGACCCTGACAAAGTAACTAACAATATGAGTGATGCTGCCATACAAGCTGAGTTAATGAAATCATTTCAGCAAGAGCAACAGCCTCAAGGTGGAGCACCTGCAGGTGCAAACCCAATGGATACATCAGGAGCAGGTGGTGGTACAATAGGTACAGGCCAAGCACCAACACCTCAAGAACAAGGATTTAGTGGCAATGCAGGACAGCAAGGAGCACCACAACAAGCTCAAGGCACTGGTGAGCAACCAAGCCCAGTGGTCTAAGTTTGAAAACTATATAGACTTTCTTATTGAGCAACAACACCGTACTCTGGAACAGAGCACTGAATCTGTTGCCATGTATAGATCACAAGGTGCTATCTATCAATTACGAAGATTAAAACTACTGAGGGATGAGGTTTTAAAACATGGCTAAGAAAAAAAAGTACCCCAGACGAATTGATGCAATTAAAGCATATCTTCGTAGTCTTTTTGAAAAAGAAGAAAAATTAAAACCAATAACAACAGGTGAAAAGTCATTAGCCGAACAAATTAACTTTGGTGGCAAATATTCTAAACCTGACGAAAGAGCAGAGGGTGGTGTTCTTGTAGGAGAAGATACAGGTAAAACAACACAAGCAGGTCGTACTGTGTATAAAACTCCTGAAGGAGAAATGGTATCTGAAAAATCTACTACTTTTAAGTATAAAGGCAAATGGATAAATATTCCTAGTATAGTAATGGGTGAACAATTAGAAGACGAAGAACTAAAAGAATTACTAGACGAAGGTTTAATTGAACCAACAAGCATACACGATAAATTAGAAGAAGCAGAAAAAGCTGCAAAAGAAAGAAGTGATAGTTTAGAATTTAATAGAGGTGGTACTCCTATGGATGAACAGATGAAAATGTTTGGAGAAGGTGGTCTTTTTGATGAAGGTGGTCAAGTAGACGAAGAGTCTGGTAACGATGTTCCTATTGGTGGTACAAAAGAAGGTGTACGTGATGATATACCTGCCATGCTAAGTGAAGGTGAGTTTGTATTTCCAGAAGATGTAACACGGTATCATGGTTTAGAAAAACTAATGACACTACGACAAGAAGCTAAGATGGGCCTAAAGAAAATGGAAGCAATGGGGCAGATGGGCAATTCAGAAGAAGCCACAATACCAGATGACCTACCATTTAGTATGGATGATTTACTTGTAGTTGTTACTGGTGAGGAAGAAGCAGAAGGTAAAAAGGATGATGAGCCTATAAAGGCACAGGCAGGAACATTTGTACCTGCTACCCAACAACAAAACAATATGGGCATAACAGGATTTCAAGGATCTGTATATGGACAGCAGGGATTGCAAAATCCTACAGGAACAGTTATGCCTCAAATACCTGCAAGCTCAATAGTTCCTACAGTACAAGCACCACAAGTAGGTGGGTATAGTGCTCCAACAGTGCTTGCAGAACAAGTACAGCAACCAGACTTTGTACAAGATGTAAGCGATATATATAAACCTGTAAAATATATTAACCCTACTTCTGGTGAAACTATGATGATTAATGAGTACCAAGGTAATCCAGTATCTGCTGTACCTGCAGGGTTTGTTCGTTACGATGACTACATTGCAGGTGGGGGCAAAGACCCTAGTGAAGACGATGTAACAGGAACTGCAACTGGTACTGGTGTAGAAACTGCACAAGTTGGTGGTGGTTCTTCTGATGATGAAAAAAGAGAAAACAAAAAACTTTTTGATACATTAAAAACAAACACAGAACGTAACCGTGTAGAAAAATATAATACTATATTAGCAGAAGGATCACCCGATGAGATTCTTAATGAATACAAAAAATCTAAAACAGGTCAAGTATTTTCTGCAGGTTTAGGGCCATTAGCTTTACCTACAAATTTACTTTTAAATAGAGAACAAAAAAAGATTGAAGATGCTTATATAGAAAGAGCAAGGCTTGTAGACGGTATTGATGAAGAAACTGCAAGAAAAAAATTAAAAGAAATTAGTATGATGTCTTCTGCAAAAGATACTATTGGTGAATTTGGTAGAGGAATCAAAGATACGTTTTTTGAAAAGGGTGGGCTAGATAATTATAATAAAAATTATGATGCTCAGTTTAACTTAGAAGATTTTACAAATGCAAGAGGTGGTTATAATAATGTCAATATTAATTTTAACCCAGTGCAAGGATATGTAAAAGGATCAGCAAATAATAATCTTAGCTCACAACAACAACAACTCTTTGATATGGCTATTAAAGATGGTAATATGGCTACAGCAAAACATTTTGAAATGGTTGCTAGAAGTAATGCTGCCAGAAATGAATTTGCAAGAGAAAATGCAAGTCTTATTAAAGCTGCTCAAAGAGGTGACGAAACAGCAAGAGCAGAGTTAAAAAATAAAGTAGGAAATAAACAATATAATGGTATAAGAATTGGTGCATCTTCTGTTGACACAATTATAAAGTATGGTGGTAGTGTTGTAACTGCTGTTGATGATGGTCGTGCCGAAGCAGGTGGTACATTCAAATCTGCAAAGGTAGTTAAAACAGAAGGTGTTGCAGGAGACACAGGTCCAATAAAAACTGCAAGTAATACTAAACCGCAACGATCTAGTAGTAATGATAATGAACCAAGTCTTGCTGAAAAAATGTCAAAGCAAGCGCAAGCTACAAAAAAAGCAATATCAAAAGCAGATAAAAATCTATCTAAAAATAGACCTAAAGGAACGTCTTTTAGAAAATCTAGTGGTGGAAAAGGATTTACAGGCGGCTTTAAAAAAGGTGGCTTAATGGAAAAGGATAAATAAAATGGACATAAGTGAATTAAAAGGTACAGTACTTCAACGTTTTCAGGAACTAACTGATGATGAAGCAGGAATACTACAAACATTAGAACAACATCCAGTTGGAGAAGTTATAATGAAACTCATAGGCCCAGAGTTAGAACAAATATTTTCTGAGCCTGAAGGTGAAACAGAACAAATGTTAGCTGATGACATGCCTAGTAGAAATCAAGCTTTTGGAGGTAGAATGGATAGTCCAGAAGAATTTAGAGATGAAATACCTAATAGGCCATCTGCAGGTCCAAACCCAGAACAATACAGGGTAGACCCAAATCGCCCAGAGTTTAAAAGACCTCGCCCAGAAGAAACTGACCCAATGATGGAACGTGAGATGGCATCACGTTAAACGTGCCATATATACTAGCTACTCATCCCCCATACAACATGGCTACGGTGGCCCTAGAAAGGAAATAAAATGCAAGACGCAATGGTAGAACAAGTAGAAACTAAATCTGCTTTTATAAATAAAAAATACAACAACGAAGACAGACTAAAGAAAGATGAAGAAGAACTAGAACAACTAATGGCTGAACAAAAAGGTGAAGCAATAGAAGCTGAACCAGAACCAGAGAACGCAGAAGAGAAATCTTTTAAGAAACGTTATGGTGATTTACGCAGACATCAGCAGGAAAAAGAAAAAGAACTTGCTGCTAAGATAGATGCACTACAATTACAACTAAGTGAAGCCACTAAAAAAGAGATTAATCTTCCCAAGTCAGATGAAGACATAGAGGCTTGGGC